TGCGTTTATCAAATCTCTCTGAAAATTTTGCATATATTCTGTGTCATTAATTTTACCTGTTAAAATTTGAATATTTGTACCTGCAGATTTATTAGATGATCTTTTCATACCGGCTTCTAAAAGCATACTACCAATTTTTGTAAAAGTTTGACCATAATCAGCTGATGTACTTCCAGAAGATTTAATAGCTGCTGGTGAATAACCTGTCCCTGAAGGTAAGCTTACATTTACACTAGATGTATATTTTTTTATGTTAGCCATTATATCATTAACCTCGAAAGATGTTTGCTAATTCTCTTACCTTGTGCTAGATTTTTAACTGGTACTGCTTCCCCACTTTCTAAAGCATTACTTAATTTACCAGAAAATATATATGTACCTTCATCATTACTTTCTACTTTTATTTCTTTACCAAACCAAGGTGTTGTTAAACATAGTTTAGTTAGCAATTCATCACTTGATAGATCGTTTAAATCTATATTAGCTAGTTTTGAGCCATCAATTTGTCCATTATTGTTTAAAATAAAAGCTTCCTCTTCTTTTAAAAAACGGTATATATTATCTATATCAGTCTTAGCCATTGTTCTGTAAGATGTCATAGCAGCACTATATTCATTGAATAACTGCTGATCTGATAATTCATCATGTTTTCCTGATACAATTTCATCTATAAGAAAACCTGGATCTAAATTTATCATACCATCTATATAAGCATTTTTATATGAGGTTAAAGCAGTTTTTCTTAACTCATTAGCTTGAGCTGGTGGTATAAAAGCATTATTATCTCCCATAACCATATCAAATTCTGCGACTTTAGTATCATAAGAAAGAGGGTCTTGCCTAATTGCCTCTATATTATTTTCAACTCCTTTTGTTACTAGATTAATTCTTGCTTCCATTCTAGGCCCGATCTCTACAGCAATAGCTTTATTAATCTGGTCTTTTTTAAATACTTGTGTGTATTGTCCCCAAAGTTCTTGTGCTAGTGTGTTAGGTGGTGTATAGCTCGAGTCAGCTAGTAACTCGTCTATATAATTTTTCTTTAGGTTTGTATAAGTATTAGGGTTTGTACCATCCATATAGCTTAAGTCATTCATGTAAACATCACTATTGACTTGACTTAAAATTGAGCTGCTATGCTCTTCATTTTTTTTGTTAAGCTCAGCTGACTTATTAAACACCCAAGCTTTAGCAGCATCTACTTCTGTTTTCGGGTCTTTATTTATAGTTTGTGTTGTTCCTGGTACTTGTATCATGTTGTAAACCACCCTCTTTCTTTAATTCTATCTCTTCCTGCTTGATCAAAATAACCCATTTCACCAAAAGTCATTTTAGTTTGTAGTAGTTGACCGCCGCCAGCTAGTAATGTAGAACCAACCTTACTATTAGCTTCGTCTATGGCAGCTTGACCTGCCATTCTAGAAGAAACTGCAGATTGTGATGCTCCACTGGCTTTTAAATCTCCGCCGTATAAAATAGCTAATGAATCTAATTCACCTTGAGTTACTGTATCAAGTTGTACATCTAAACTACTACCTGTTCTAGTTACACCAGAAGCACTAAAGCTTGCTTTTTGTCCAGCTAATAACCTTCTAAGATTATCCCTATGTTTTTGCTCTTCAAACTCAGCATTTTGTTTAGCTATAATTGCGTTATTTTCAGCTACCTGAGCATTATATTCATGCATAGCTTGTTGAGACTTAGCAGCCTGTCTTTGACCGTGAATTGTCATTGCTGTACTAGCTACTGTCATAGCTACCATAGCTGTTACGCACATAAGTAAACCTCCATAATTCGTAATAATAGACTATTTATCATCGATCGGACACCACCAATGCATACATTATTGCTAAAACTGTACAAGGCTGAGGTTGGTCATGCTGTACAACTAGGTTAAATTTACGATCTGGAGTATGAGAAATCAATACTCTCTTATCCCCGGTAAATAGTGTTACTGTGTCCATAGACTGAGCGCCTTCTCTAAATGGTACTGCTTCTAAGCCTCCAGTATCTCTAAAATCTAATTCTTCAAGTGGCAATGTTTCAGCTGCAATTTTAAGGTTATAGGTATCTACAACTCTAACCGTAGCTCGTTCAATACGTCTTACCTTACCTTGTGACGCTCCTGTTTCTGTCTGTACTTCAGGGTCTAAGGTTACTAGCTTACCTTGATACGCTAAACCGACACTAATCTCAGTACCAGAACTAGCTAAACTAACAGCACCTGACGAGACAGTTCTATTTGGGTGTACTGCGCCGTCAACTAATACTTGAACTGTTTCACCTTCTAAATGAGTTAAACCTGATACACTATTAGCAGAGGCACCAGTATAAGTTAAACCTGAATCAACAAAGAAAGCGTTGCTAACTGACTTACCTTCGTTTGTATCGAATATTTCTTCTAAAAATTCTACGTAATGTTTTGTAGATCCATTAATTGTTCTTTCAACTATCATATAAAGCTGATCTTCAGTTTCAGTTGCTGTAGGTATAACTGCAATACTTAACACCTTAGCTTCTGCTTGACTTGTTATAGCTAGTCTTGTAGAATCACCTGTTGTAATTGTTAAAGGACTAGCACCTGCTCTTGATGTTTCTTTTATAGTTACTACATTACTAGCAACAGTTGCTGTAAAATCAGAGTCCGCATCTACTAACGTTTTTAAGTTTGTAGCTGTTTGGTTATTACTAGTTGTACTATGAAACTTTCCAGACGTAGAAGATGTAGCAGAATAAAAAGTTGTAGTTGTACCATCTGATTTTGTTAAAACTAGTTTTGAATTATTTGCTATATTAGCATAATCTGTTACAGTAACTGTACAATTACCAAAAGTACCTCCTGGTATATGTCTATGCCAAGCTACAACATCTTGTTCTCTCTCATAGGTCATACACCTTAAACCACCATCTTCTAACAAAGTCCACACTAAATTATTAGGAGACCTTGCATAAGCAATACTTTTTATTGTAGAGCCTGATACAATATGCTCACCTATTAATGATAGGTCTGGTGTTACAAAACCGTCAATGTCATATTTATAAGCTAGCTCTCTAATTCTTAATTTATTTCTATCTGTAAAAAGTGTAGCACGGCCAGCAGTTATTGGTATTTGAGCTGCTACACCATCTGATGTTTCTCTATTTACTGTTACGTTTGTAGGCGTTAGTGCTAAGTTATCAGATCCTGATGACATAAGAAATGGTCCGTCTGATGTACCTAATTGTAATTGTCTTGCACCTTGCATCCAGCGTATCGCATTTACTTGACTTGTTGCTAGTGTAAATACTAAGGCTGAGTCATCGGTAACTGCACCGTCAGTAGCTGTAGGTGCAAAGTTTTCAAAGTCTCCTGACTTACTACTAAATACTGTGTTTGGTTGATCTGTAGTATTAGCAAAGAATAATCGATCTTGATAGAATGTAACACATGTTGGCCAACCTGTAGTATCTGACCAAGCACCTAGTCTCCAATCAGTTGTACTACCTGTACCACCAAAATCACTTAAAATAGTGACTGTAACCACGGTCGCTGAAGTATATCCAGTAACCTTAGCATAACCCCAAGTACTGCTGTGTTTTAACCTAATTAATCTTCCTACATCCGTACTAGCAAAAGTACTACCACTTGCTGTAATTGTTCTACTTGAACCTGATGAATGACTAGGAGTCATAGTTGTAGCAGATGTATTTTGGTCAAGATATGGTCCGTCTGTTTGATCGAACTCAGCTACAGTCCAAGTAGTATGTCCTGTTCTTGTTACTTTTCTAGGTTTAAATTCAGGGTGAGTTACATATAAAATATCTGCTGATTGTGTAAATGATAGTCCATCTAAATACTCTTCGCCCCAAGGGCTTGATATTTCATACGCTGAACCAGAGTCTAAAATTTGTCCTTCATTACGGTAGAACCTTATATAATCATTACCAAACTCTAATATATAAGCTTGTGTAGTACTAAATACAAATGGAATAAGTCTCTTAGTGTTTGCGCTGTCTTTACATTCAGCTACAAACCGTGTACCCGATCTTTTGACAATTCCACCGTGAGGAAAACAAATAAAGTTTTTAAGGGTTTTACAGCTAGCGCCATACTTTTGCAGGTCTACACGACCATGCATTTTAGGAGTAATTTCTCCTCCTGTGAAGTTAGTTTGTATCGGCGTAACTTTTGCCACTCTAACTCCTTGGCGGTGTTTCTATATTAGGACGTAATAAACCACCTCTTGAATCTATCCAGTAATCTGCATCGACTACATCTTGACAGTTTTCTTGAGCATCAACGTATCTAGCTTCTTTAAGTTTCATTTCATACATTTGCCACATTTGGTCCATTGCTGTAGAACTTTGTAGTAGTGGTTGAGCTAATTCAGCCGCTAACCTAGCAGCAAGTGCGTCAATCAATAGTGTATCATACTTAGTTACATCAGTAACTAGGGCTAGATATTGTACGTTAAGTGTATCTCCGTCATATAGAATAAAATCGTTTTCGATCTGATAGTTATCCGTAGCATTTTCTAATTGTATAAGTCTTAAAAAGTCTGCTGGTAATTGAAATCTGTTATCATAACCATAAGCTGGTGATGATGAGTCTTTTGATAATGCTACTCTTTTTGTTAAGCAGTTCCAAGGATGTGCCCTAAAAACTGCGGCTCTTGTATCATCCCATAATACAGAAGCTGTAGAAGCTGCCTTATCTGAATCAGTTAAAGCAGTAATTGTATTAACACCTAACAAAGTTAAAGCTCTGTTTACGATATTAATGTCTGCTGATGCTGTTGCCATTTTACCTCCAAGCGGGGAGCCCGAAGGCTCCCCTATTTATATTAATCTATAACATAGATTAGATAACCTACAAGGTCATCACCTGATGCGATTGCAGTATCTTGTGATGTTGCTCTAATCACAACACCGTCTTTACTGTCAAACGTATAAGTACCGCCAGTAGCTTTAAGGCCAGCTAGCGCTCCTTCTAATGTGAAGTACCCAACAGTATCAACAGATAAACCGTCAATTAAACCGTCAGGGTCTGCAGTTACTGCAGTTCCATCCGCATTAGTATAAGCATCAAAACCAAGGTCTAATGTAGCTGAACTTGTAGTCCAATTACAATATACTCTTGATAGAGAAGTCAAGACACGCACACGTCCAGCTGGTAGCTTACCTAAAGCTACACTAGAAGTTGCGTCTCCAGCACCGTCTTGGTCATGAGTAAAGAACATAATTCTTAATCTCCCATGCATTTCATCCGGTCTTGCTTGAGTAGTAATAGGATCTGCAGTGCTATTAGTATACTCTGTTGATTTCTGAGTTGTTACAGCCATTGTCTACCTCCTATTCTGCACATTTAATTTCAAGTACTTTTTCTTCTTCCATACGGACTGTACCGAATGAAGCTGAACAGTAAACTTGAGTTGAATTACGTTTATCGCGTCTAGGACCGATGTCTACATTTATATCTGCACCTACTGCAAGCAATAGTCCAGATTTTGAGTAGCAAATAACTCTTCTATAAGAGCTAGCATCTGTTTCGACGAGCTCAGTTCTAATGAACTCAAAGCCCATGAACGAATTAACGTCACCTTGTACCAAAGCTTTAATAGAGTTGAAATCAGCACTAGTTACTTCAGTTGTTTGTAGCAAGTCATTAATTTGTTTTGCTGTACAAATGATGTAACGAGGATCTGATGGATCTGTTTCGTTTTGGTCTAATATTTGTTTTGCTCTTCTAAGTTTACCAATAGTTAAACCAGAGTTTGTAGCACCGCCACTTTCAACATAGTTCACAGCAATTTGTTGTGAAGCTGGGAAAGTAACAGATGTAGCTCCAGTTTTACCAGTGTAAACTGTTCCAAAAGCACCTGCGATTATAATCTCATCCATTTTTCTACCTAATGCAAAACCTGCGTTTTGAGCATATGGAGAAGTTGGATCGATTAACAATCTGATTCGGTCGGTTCTATCAATCAATTCCGCCCAATCAAAGTCACGTAGTGAGACACGTCTTCTATCGTGTGGTACTGTGATAAGTGGAGTATCTTGATGGCGACCAGTCACTTCTTGCGCGTTAGTAGCACCTATTCTGTCGTAAAACTCGTACTCAGCGTTCTGAGACTCGACTCTTACGAATGGACGTAGGCGCGAACCTTTTTGTTGCAAGAGGTGTTCAACATTCGCTTTGTACTGTTGCACAAAAGCGGTAGTAATTTGAACTGACATAATTGTCCTCCTTCAAAAGTTAAACTTATCGCAATGGTTGCCCTTTCGGACCACTACTACCCTATACCTGGGTCTCGGTTACGGACTCTGTGAGCTACCCGTTAATCCGGATTATATCCTGTATTTATCTAAGTTGACACCTCTGTATCAGGATAAGCATACTCAAATAAACGACCAAACTTCTTAACGGCTTCTTTATGCCCGTCAGTCTCTTTATTATTATATTGCTCCATGAAATTAGGGTCCCTTTGTAAACGTGCAATTTCCGCTCTAGCAGAGTCCGGCGTCATCTCAAAAGATTGAGGTTTGCCAGGTTCTGCTCCAGCTTCAGCCATCATCTGGCCTACTTTTGCAAACATTTTAACAAACATAGGATTGTTTCCTTGACCAGTATTGTCTAGCCATGTTAAAAAATCGTCACCTCCAAGTTCTCTAGCAGCACGTTGAGAAAGGTCTACTTGCTCATCAAATGCTTTACCTAGATCAGTTTTTAGTGTTTTATACCATTCTGCTTTTTGATTTTCATCAGCATTTTTTTGGTTAGTAAATTGTTCAGACATATATTTCAAATAACCAGCATTTAAGTCATTGGCTTGTTTATTTGTTAAACCAGCTGAATGCATAATAGTTTTCATTTGTTTTTCCATGTCTTCATTATAGTCCATGCCTTCTGGAAGTTCAGCCTTACTAAACTCATACTCTTTAGGTCGTCCTAAACGATCATAAAAAGCACTCATTTCTTCAGGTGTTGCATTTTCAGTTGGTAAAGCTATTTTATCAGTACCTACCATTTTTTGGGCATGTATATAAGACTTTGCTAGTCCTCCTACATCTTTAATATCAGCGAGACTCGGATCGGTTTTAACATCATCTGGTAATGCATTTTTCCAATCAACCGAGCTCCCCGTATCGACTGATGACTCTACAGCTGTTTCTGTAGCAGCTTCAGCGGACCCTGTTGCCTCTTCACTCATAATTTTCTCCTGCGACTAATCGCAATATTTCCTTCGGATCTCGTTCAATGAACTTCAGGATTTGTAGTACAATACTTCTTTGTCCTTCTTTAAAAGATGTACTGTGTGGGTCACCTGGAGTAAAGGATGTTACATCTAAGAAACATACCTTACTTAGGTGTTCTAGCACGCGCTCACCGTCTTTGGTGTTGAACACGGCGCGATAAGAATCGTGTAATTCGTTTAGTTTAGGTTTCCTCGCCACCTAGTAGTCCTGCCGCATTGGCATCTTTAGCAGCTCCAGCAAGTTGCTGTGCTTGTTCTGCTTGTGCCATAGCTTCTTGTTGTTGCTGTCTTTGTTCTCTCATCATAGCAACACTTTCATCATCTAACAAAGTTTCGATAGGTGCGTCAAGCGTACCATGCGCCCATTTGAATGCACCATCAGCATCTAAGTTATCAAATATTTCAGGTTTAACTTGTGCCAACGGTATCATCTGTTCTAAGAACCTGCTAAAATTAAAGATCTGCTGAGCTTTTTGAGCACGAGCTACAGGAGATACATATTCTACTTTTAGCGCCTGACCTTGTATTTCAGGTGGTGCTGCTGGAATAGCATTTCTTCTAGCCATGATAGCAAATACTCTATCAATTAAAGGTCCTAAGAATTCTGTTTGTAGACGACCAACCATCGGTCCTAACAACCTCATTTTCTCTTCTTGACGTTGTAATACTTCTGTTGCGGTCATTTGTGGACCGTCTTGTCTCATTTGTAACCAATCAACATGGAAAGTCTTAAGTATATGTTCACGTCTAGTTTCTATAAAGTCTAAACCAATATCTGGCCTTACTGCATTAGCAATAGGCTCAATCTTATCTTGTGTACCAGAACGATAATAGTTTAAACCACCTGGAACTGTTCTAAGTGGTAACATAAAACCGTCATCAGGAACTAAAAGGGGTGGATCAGTTGCTTTTTGAGCTGCCCTAATAACGGTTTTAGTCATCTCATTTACCATGCGAATATCTGGTAAACAAGTCATTGCTGGAGACCTTCCGTATATTTCTCCAGCGGTTTTGGACCAGCGAGGGACCATATAAGGAAATTCATTAAATCCTGATTCAGCTAATAATATCTTTTCTTCAACTAGTACATAACAGCTACTAAATGGTAATTCAGTTGCACTCTTTAAACCAGGACCATAAGAGTCTCTAGGTTCGACTGCATGTATGCATGTAAATTCTTGGTGTGGTTGTTTGTATGAATTCTCTATAAATTTTTGTGGTAGTTTATCTGCATATAATTGTACTAGTTGTCTTGCTGTATGTTTGTACTTACGATATAGTGTATCTACCTTATGTTCTGAATCTTCAGCAATAAAACACTCTGCTAAGTGGTACGTTCTAAAGTTTACAGGACCGCCGGCTTTATCTTCAACGTACATAACTGCTGTACCGTACGAACCAAGGTCTAAGTATAATTCATGAACTGCCGTAGTAAAGTTACCACCAGCTGCATTGAATACATCATCAAATAATGTTTCAGTTGTACCTTGTAACCAGTTTCTTACTGAATGTGGTAAGACATCATCCATAGCTGGAATTTGTAAACTAAACCAATTCTCAGAACTTGATGTAAGAAAGCCATGTAAACCAGAAGCTAACTGTTCATTTGCTAAAGGTGCTGTAGAGTCAAACACTAAATCATAACGTGTACGATCTCCTTTACCTCGTTCAATAGAAAAGTCACCACGTCTTGGATTGACAAAGTTAGTACAATCCTGCCAGAGTGGCTCCCAGGTTGAACGCATCGATTCTAATTGACCCATACGCTTAATAATATGGTCTACTTTTTTTTCCATTAGGTCTCAGTATAACTTCCCATTAATTTCTTTTTCTGGATATTTTCCATACCTACTAAACCTTGAGCTTTACCAGCAGTCATTAAAGTAGATTGTCTACCTCTTGCTTTACGCTCAATAGCTGCATAATCTGCAACTGGCTTTTGCACTTCCGCCTTTTTAGGTGGAGGAGCTGGAGGTGGTGGTGGTGGTGGAGTATAACCTCCTCCGCCGCCGCACATTAAAGCACCTTCCTAAAGGTATTACCTGAAACTTCATATCCTAAATGTGTATACAATTTCTTGGTCCTCTCAATTTCAATACCGGTACTAGTAGCCGGCCTTACCTCTTTTGCGTTTTTTCTTTTTGCCCATTTTTCAAACTCCTTAAACATTCTTACGGATGCCATGGCTCCCCTTTTAGACTTATCAACATATACCAATAAATCGGATGCCATAAGGTCATTACCAAAATAATACTCTGTTATTAGGCCAACGAACATACCTAATATACAATTATTTTCATCTTCTGCTACACAAGCAAAGTAACGATCTTCACCATTGACTACGTGCCAGCCTAAATTTTTAAGCTTTTCCTTATCAAAGTCTAGGTCTCTAAAGTTAGACTCTGCATGCATTTTCTCTCCCAAAGCAATCATTTGAGGTACGTCCGTAGGTATAAATTCTCTTATCCTAATATCTGATACTCCTGGTCTGCTTGTCTAGGTAGCTTCTTCATCTTACTATTCTGTCTATCTCTAATAGCTAGGGCCAGATACCTCATAGCATCGGCCGGGTGAGAAGACCAATCGTGCAAGGGTCTATCCTTAAAGCACTTATTCTTCTCGTCAAAATCTTTACGGTACTGTCTTAAAGCTTCTACAAGGTGAGCACATTTGTCCTCGTCAAAGTAACACCTAGGTAATATGGTTCTTACGGCTTCAATCCCGTCTTCAATTCTAAGGTTAGGAATGACACGGAACTTGATTCCTAAATCTCGGGCAGATTCTAAACGAGACCTCCCAGTTGACATCTCCCTAACTTTTATATCGTGCGGTGCTATATGTTCCCCATAAACGTAGTCCTTTTCTCTCAATGTCTTAATATAGTGAGCTAGGCCTTCCCCTTGATTTTCATAGTAATCGATAAGCCTGATCTCAGAACCGACAGTTTGATAAAAGATAATACTAGTAGAATCTCCCATACCTAAGTCCCAGGCGGTATGCACGTCCAATAGCGGATCGTACGGTACCTTAACAATTCGCTTATCGGCCAGAGCTTTTGCCATTGGGTTACCATAGTACGACCCGACTAAAGGAGCGTCGAATGAGCAATAGAACTCTTGCTGGATCATCTCCTCAGGCATTCCAGCGTCGCGTTCATCGTCAATTGCCTCTTGGGTCACAGCCCGTGTATCGTCGATCGACAGACTCTGACTAAACCATTTCTCATTTTTACGTCCCATACTATACAGTTCATACCCGTGATTACGGCCCCTAGCTGTATAGATAAACACAGCCCAACCTTCATTTTCTGCAAGGATAGGTCTGATATAATCCCAGGCCCGTGGGTCTTGGACCGAGTACTCTGAAAAGATTACACCTACTGGATTGGCTCCGATCAGTCTGTCAACGTTATCTGTACCGACAACCTGATAGATTGAACCGTTCTTCAAGGTTAATCTCATTTCAGTATTATTTTTTGCTGCTACTAATTCTTCTGGAAAATGGTCAATGAACTTACGACCGTCCCTGGTCATACCGTCCCAAGCTATTTTTCGTCCTTGGTTATAGGTAGGGAAGAGATGCCAGTATAGTCCTGGACGCTTTAACGCGCATACTGCACACCAGTTAATTGAACATAAATCCTTGCCAGCACGACGGTGCCATACTGCTACAGCCCGTTTGCCACCTTTCTCTAAGAACTTCCAAAGTGGAAGTTGATAGTCTCTTGGTTTCCAGTTATGTGGTATTCTGATCTTCAAAATCGTCTGAGAATTTGACAACCTCGATTGTCATCTCTCCTGTTGACACTTGGTTCACGTCGACAGCTTTACGCTTCGGCGCGACGTATTGTGCTAGCTCCTTTAAACATTGAAATTTTAACTCAGAACTATTGTTCGGGTCTTTAACAATCATTGCTAAACCTTCAATAGGGTCTACGCCAAGGTCGTCTAACCGATCTTGGATTTCCTGAGTCCTCTTGTTCTTTGACCCTGCTGGTCTACCAGCTCCAGGTCTTTTGCCACCATTTGCCATATGAGTATTTATAACACTTATTTCGGAATTTGTACAATTATTTTACGGATTTTGTCAGAAGTCAAAAAGATCCCCTCCCCAAATTCGCGGTTGGTAAGAGGATTAATAAAAATCCATAAAATGCCCCCCGGGGCCCTTTAGGTTAAAACATAAAAAATTAGGAGGATAGCATCATGGTTGAAGCGATACTTAATATGTTTGCAGTAATCGGTATGATTGTTGCAATCGCTACAGCTCTATTGTTTATTAACGATAGATATTAATCAATAACAAATAGGAGTACATCATGTGGAAGATAATAACTGACACTGGTTACGTAGTCCGAGTGCGTGAACGCTTGGCACTATACCAGATACAGTCTGTCTTACGTGATTGGAAAGTCTACATTGAGCGTATTGATGAAGACAAGAAGATCATGTTCGTACGACATTACATTTAATAGTACAAGTCCTCAGGGAAGAGGCCCATAGGTGAATAGCCGGGAGGAAGAAGAGATGGCGGATCCTAGAAATAAACTAAGACAGGCTCTTGAGCTTTTGCATGAGAGACAACCTGATTCTAAGTATACGGTTCGCATTCGTAAGCCTAAAGAACTTACTTATGATGAAGTATACAAAGTCTATGACCTAGTTAGAGATGTTATAGACGGTCGCTGGTAAGACAATACGTTCTTATCATCTAGAATTATAAACTTTGCTGGAAAGCAGGAGGTGGTATCATGATAAATGATATCAACGAGCTCATTCGTGAGCTTGTAGCTCTTGAAGAGGCTCTTACTTCGGTTAATCCCGAAGAGGAGAATGTTCTTGAGCAACTAAATAAGCTAGAGGAATAGGACCTAGTAATAGGACCTCTAGTATAACTTATCGACGGAGATAACACTATGAAACTGGCAATTTACGCTAAGTCTGGTGTTGGTTCGATCGAGATTGTTAGTGCTAGTACTCTCAGAGCTGCTGGTAGGTTGACTTTGGAGGAAACTCCTTATCAACTTATCAAGCTTTGGGAGACTATTGAGGCTGACGGAATGTCTGATAAGACTTTGTCTATCACTTCATTCTGGAAGTACCTTGATGAGCTTAACAAACGTCATGCTGATGGTGGTATAGACGGTTACTCTGATAAGTACCGTTTAGCACCTAAAGCTTGTCTTAAGTACTACTTTGACCTTAAAAAGTCAGAGGGTCCTAAAAGACAACGTTTGTTTGGTGGTATACACTACAAACTTGATCTAGCTAACCCTAGCAAGTAAGGATGATAAACCGGGACATGGACGTCCCACCAACAAAAGGAGATGACTATGGCGAAAGTAGTTATTACTTTTAAGAGTACTTGTACCTTAGAAGTACCTGATAGCGCTGAGTCTCTACGTAAGTTGGGTGATGCGACTATCTTAGATATATGTGAAGAGTACCACGATCTAAGTTGTCACATCGCTGAGGAAACTTATGCAGATGACATACAAATAGAAGACTAATACAATATTATGAGGTGATGCCTATGATTGTATAAGTGACAATTTGAACTTGAACTAAGAACCCCATATTGTGGTATCTGCTATAGGCAGGCAGAGAAGGGCGCGCTTTTAGCGGTCGGGAGTTGTCGGGCCAAGATAGCAGATTCAAGGACGTCCGCGATGTGTCAAATGCGACTGGTTTAAGGTTCCTTTATCGAAAATCGTCCGTCAAGACTCTATTAGAAATCGCGCGCGGTCCCGATTAAAACTGATTTTTAATCAATACGGATCTCCTAATATTAAATTAATTTAAAATAGGCTAAAATAGTAGTTTATTTTCGGATAAACTCTATATATAATAAAGATAATGGAATAGGATTATTTTTAGTCCTACCCATTAAAAAGAAAGAAGAAATAGGAGGACAATTATGGAAACATCTGTTAGTCTACCTACTTCCAAAGCGGTAACTAAACCGGCTGTTAAAAAAGTGGAAAAAGTATCAAAAGGTACTTCCTACACTTTTAAAAAGTTGGATAATCTTAGCGGTTATCCAAAACAAGCCTTAGTTATCATGGGTGCCTTAGAGAATGGTAAATCATACTCTTGGGCAGACCTAGAAAATATCGCTAAGAAATTAGCGGCTGATAAGAAACTTTTGGGTAAGAAATCTAAAGATAACCCAGAAGGTCTTATCAGGCAACCAGCGGAAAGAATCCTTGGATTTTACCGTAATTGGTTTCTAGGGTCAGACCCTCTTGGAAGAGGTTGTTTGGGTTGTTTAACTGCCAAAAACAGTTAAATAATAAATGGGATGACCCTATCATTAGTAGGGTCATCCTTAATTAATAATAGGAGTATATTATGGAAAAGTTATGGGAAACTAACCCAGGACTTCTCTATGGTAAATACAAGGATGAAAACGGCTTATCTGAGGAAGAGATAAACGATTTCGTCCAACAAGGTATTACTGTATGCTGCAATTCACAGATAACTATGGAAGAATGGTTTGATGTGGATTGTTTGGCAAAAGTAAGCGATTTGTTAATCGAAAGGTTACCAAAAGCAACGGCGGCGGAGGAAGATTACCGAAATAATTTTCTTAACGACCACGGGTACCTTGTGGTTAAATTAGCCATAGAGGATAAATTGGGTATAAAAATAGACTGGTAACAGGAGGATAATAATGACTAGACCGGTAGTTAAAATTACCGATCTGGTAGATGATGCGGAGGTGGCATTTTGGGAAGAAATATGTAGAAAATTCCCTGATGTCACCACTGGCGACTCAGATCCTTATATGTCTACAAAATGGACAATAAGGAACGAGGAGATGGTTAAAAATTGGTGGTGGTGGAATGCTTCAGACCAATATGACCTAGAACTACCAGACGGAACTATAATGAAAGGAGAATAAAATCTGTTTATTCTCGGATAAACTGATTATATAATAATATAATAAGACAGGAGAAAGTATGACCATATATATCTATAGAGTTGACGTCTCAGAAGATGCCAATCTCGGTGATTTATGTGGATTCATCCAAAAATATGATGGCAGCATGAAGGTTATCGCAGCTATTGGTCCTGGCGGTGGAAATCCATTCGTGGAGTTTCGCTTCAGGAAACCAATGCAACTGGAAGACCTCCGTGCATTTAATTTGGAAGATGAACCACATCATGGTGCCGATGAAATAATTAACAATTAGGAGGACAAATGAAAGTAACAGAAGAAGCCGATTTAGTATATCGGTGGAAGAGGTCTCATAACACCCTACTTATAATTAATAAGTTGGTTAGTGAGTTATTCTGGGACCGCCAACGTTTAACTGATGGTGGTAAAGAGGTTCTAGATAAAATAGGAAAATTATTAGATAACAATTAGGAGGACAAGTGTGAAAGCTGTTCAGAAAATACAACCGAAGATATGTTTATCTGAGGAAAAACTGGGCTTTGAGCATGAAGGTATTTGGATCATTGATCCAACAGTGTCTGAATGCTCTAGGTTTAGAGTTAACAACCCTTGTAAATACTATGGTATTACCAAGGAACAACTGGCGGAAATAATAGAATTTAACAAGCTGGAGGGCTTATGAGTGATAAAGAACATTACCAATACCGCTACCTTATGTCGGTAAAAACTAAACGTCTGCTAAATATTATGGCAGCGTTCTATGGGGTTAAACAGAGTGAGATGTTGGAAATCGTCATATCAGGATTTTATGAGAAAGCATTCAAGGATGAATTAATGAAAGAAGAACAATAACACCTCCGTCGGTGGGCCCCTATATAGTTGTCGTATCTCCTAAAGCGTTATTACTATATAGGGGTTTTTCTAAGTTTTTTTTTCTAAATATGCTGTGCGGCTCAATAAATACAATATGCCAATAATGTCTATAAAAATCATATATATAGGGACCCCTACATTGTATTGGCATTTTGAAGCCAATAATAAATCTGTTTATTTTGGGCTTAACTCAAGATATAATATAATTATGGTGTATAATAGGTTATATATCAGCTAACACAGAAAGGAGAATATTATGGCAGAACCACATTTGGTGAAGATACATAATGGCTTCAAACGATATGTTGCACACTTTGATGCCTACACTGGTAAAATGGTTTACCACCGTAGGTTATCTAAAGATTGTCGCAAGATATTTTGGAAATGGGAGACCGGAAACATATGGAAAACAATAACTTAGTTATTCTAGCAGACCTAGACAAGAGCTATGAGAACATAGATGAGTTTGTCAAGCTCTGTAAAGATCTGTTAACGGAATATTTTGATAGTGCTGACGAACAAGAACTAGAAACCCTCTATAACATGGGTAAAGGTTTGACAAAAGACAGCATGCTTCAGGCAGTTGATGGCATAGACATCCGAATACGTGAAATGCATCGAGTTTGTACTTTATTAGCTAAAAAGCGGAGGATAAACTATGACGCGTAGAATCTCGGTTGATCTTAACCAAAATGTCTTCGGTCTAATAGCTCTGGTCAAGCAGTACGGTAGACAGTTAGAATACTCTGGAGACCGTATCGCCGAAATCAGAAAAGATATGACTAGTGGTACACACGAACACGCCAAAGAGGTGTTTCGTAAGAACTTTGGTCATGTTGTTAATTGCATCGACGATGCAGGAGACTGGGAATGATAATAAATATCAACATTGAGTTCAAAGTTGACGACAAATATGTAGATGCAATGTGTCGCGATTTAGGTCAAGACAGATATGAAAGAGTCATTCAAACATATATCTCAAGGGAGATTAATAATCTGTTGGCTGACCATCTGGATGTTAATGGTCAGCTGGTCTCGTATGTATCTCATATAGTCGAGGAGGAAGTAAAAGAAAATGGACACGCCTAAGAAAGCAGGCAGACCAAAACTAAACAGAGCGCCAATCAAAAGTCGGCGCACCTTAGTTAGTTTGCCAAGGAATGTGTATAAGGCATTAAAGATAGCAGCTGAGCGAGACATGAGAACTGTTCAAGCTCAGATTGCTTATATGCTAGTAAGGCATGGTTATACAACTGCAAAGATATGGCCACCTACTAACGAGGATGTCGAAATACCAAAAGAGGATATATGGAACAAATAATGTTTAAATTGTTTATTCCGTATTTTATAATATAATAGTAAACTAGATATACAGGAGAAAGTTATGTCACACATGGTAGATACTATGGCTTATGCTGGCAAGACACCCTGGCACGGCTTAGGTGAGCGGGTTGATGATAACCTTACACCACAACAGATGTTGAAAGCTGCTGGCCTTGAGTGGCAAGTTCAGAAGAAGCCTGTTTATCACTTGACTGATAAATCTTATGTTAAGTCTGATGAGTGGAATGTACTTGTCAGATCAGACACCAATAAGATACTCGGTCCTTGTGGTAAAAATTACTTGCCTATCCAAAATGACACCGTCTTTGACTTCTTTAACAAGTTTGTCAAATCTGGTGACATGAAGATGGACACAGCGGGTTCTCTTGACGATGGTCGTCATGTTTGGGGATTAGCCTCTATTAAAGATGGTTTTTCCGTAACTAAAGGCGATGACGTCGAGGGATATTTACTTATTTCACACCCACACCAATGGGGTAAAGCATTAACTATAATGTTCACCAACATTCGTGTAGTGTGCAATAACACAATCACAGCAGCACTAAACGATACGACAGCTACTAAGTTTCGTATGCCGCACGTTCAAGAGTTTAGTCAGTCTGTTCAACTAAGTGCTATGGAAGCACTTGGCTTAGCAAAAACACAACTTGGCTCGTTTAAACAACAAGCTCAGTTCTTAGCTAAGAAACGATACACGGAAGCTAAACTCAACGAGTTTATTGTTCGTCAATTTATGCCTAAGAATGTTAATACGGTTCAAGAAATGGAAACGTGGAACAGGACTGCTACAACAGTTCATCAATTAGTGCATAAGCAACCTGGCGCTAAGATGTCAGAAGGTACATGGTGGTCTGCTCTTAATGCAGTCACGTACTATGCTGATCATGTTGCAGGTCGCGACAGAAATGCTGCCCTACGCTCAGCGTGGTTTGGCAGTAAAGCTACAATGAAACGTAAAGCGTTAGACTTGGCAACGGAATATGCTAAGGCCGCGTAAATATTATATGTTTCGTGATAAATGCGGTGGTAACGTGCCTCTGCCTAAGCAAGCACGTTACTTACTTGACATCATTTATAAAGCACAGGTAATCGAGCAAAAGGATTTGCTCGCTCGCATTCGCGAAACAGTTAGGACTCGTCAAGAAGCTTCTAGGATTTTAACCTATTACACAGGTTATCTTATCCGCCGAAAAGCTATTGATATACTGATAAGTAACAACAAATTAATAACGGAATGCCCACACTGTGGAGGAGAATTATAATGCCAAACCCTAAGCGGAAGATCGACAAAACTATGCTGTCGATTGACAATGCGGAGTCAAGAGGGTTCTTACATCGTGACTATATAGCTCACTGTCTAAGATGGACTCACGTAACTAAATATTTAATGAACCAAAAGCGCTACGCTACAGCTAGAGTCTTAGATATTGGCTGTGGTAAAGAAATACCACTGGCTAAGTTAATGCACTCATCACGCATGAAACCATCTGAGTATTATGCAGTCGATGTTAACAAATTAACGATGCCAGATCAATTTGCTAAGGCTGGTTGGAAGCCTAAGCTAGCAGGTGGAATAGATGTTTGTACTTTAGGTACTAAAGACTTTCAAGAACCACCTAACACGATTGTATGTTTTGAGGTGCTAGAACATGTAGCGCCTGAACATGCTAGACGCATGCTAGGTAAAATATTTGAACTATTAGAAGTAGAAGGTACTGCATTTATTAGTACACCTTGCTGGGACCCAGATGTAGGTGCTGCTAACAATCATATCAACGAAATGACTTATCAAGCATTAGGAGCTATGATTGAAGATGTAGGCTTTGGAATCAGAGGTCATTGGGGTACTTTTGCTAGTATCAAAGATTACAAACATATGGTTGAAGCTGATGAAAACTTAAGTTATGTTTTTGAAAAGTTTAGGGAGTATTACGATACTAACTATTTAGCTACGATCTTTGCCCCTATGTTTCCTCAGCACTCACGTAACTGTATTTGGGAGTTGACTAAAACCCCAACTAATCATACATGGAGTAGATTGTTTAATAGTTTACCTGATATTGAGGGTCGTTGGTCCTCGTCTGAAGATTGGAGACAATTATGTCCTTAGAACAAGACGTTAAAGACTTTCTTATTAAGTTTGAGATGGATTGCCCTAAAAAAGGTAAGTTTTTAAGTAAGACTTATCATGAGCAACGTTTTACACATATGATTGAAGAGCTTTGGGAATACTGTCATGCAAAAACACATGAAGATAAACTTGATGCAATAGTTGACCTAGTTTATATAGCGATTGGTACATCTATTCTACATGGTTATGACTTCACTAAAGCATGGCAAAAGGTACACGAAGCTAATATGAAAAAAGTACGTGACAAAGACGTAACTTTTAAGTCAGGTATTTCTAAACCTGTAGGTTGGAAAAAACCAAACTTAAAGGATTGCGTATGACTAAACCAATCATCATTCTTGATGGTCCTGATGGTGTAGGGAAAACCACTTTGGCCAGGGAGTTGTGTAAGCAACTCTCAGGTAAGTACCTACACCTGGGGTATCGGTGGAAGGATAAGATATTCGACTACCATACTTCGGCTATACGTTTCGCATCTCGCAGCACCGTACCGGTGGTAATAGACAGATGGTGGCCTTCTGAGGCGGTGTACTCCTCCGTCTTTCGTGGTGGCTCAAAGTGGCCATTACAGGGCCGGTTAGCGGATCGTATAGCCCGGAAATTAGGTGCAGTTTATGTATACTGCTTACCTGATAAAAAACATAGCAGTAGGTATCACAAATTAAAAGAAAGTAGATACGAAATGTACGACGATATGACAGACGTTTCAAACTTATTTAAAAAATTATGGTATGGTTGCCAGTCACACGAAGATAAAGGTAACTACATAGATTTTTTAATCAGAAAAGGCGGAGTTCAAGGTTTTAGTGACTGTACAAGGTATTGTATGACTGAACACGGTCACTATTTAGATTTATATGCAGAACAAGTTATTGATTTTGCTATACTTAGACAAGAACTACAATATCCACCTGCGTTAGAACATAACGAGTGGAATATTGCAGGCCATTTACAAGGCGCGGAATACCTAATAGTTGGAGAGCAAGTTAACGCCAAGAGTCGTGAGCTGTTCTGGCCTTTCTATGAACACAGGAATAGTAGCTTATACTTAACTCAGTGTTTACATGAGGCTGGTATAGATGAACATAAGCTTATGTGGTGTAATGCTTTTGATCATGACGGTAAATTTAATAAACATATAGGCTACTTGGGAGACGGTCTCAAAGTAGTTACCCTTGGGGGACATGCGGCCGATGCCGTAACAGAACATGGAATCGCTATCCATAAAGAGTTACCGCATCCGTCGTATGTTAAGAGATTTAAAAAAGTTGATTTAGTGGAGGCACTTAAACATGCAATATCTTAATAATGTTTGGATTGAGACATTAAAAGAATGTTTAGAACACGGTAGAGACGTAAGCCCTCGTAGGAATCCTACAAAAGAGTTTACAAAAACTACTGTTATAAACATGAACTACCCAGTCTTAACAATAAAAAATAGGAAGTTAGGTTACAAATTCATGGCTGCAGAAGCATATTGGATTTTAACTGGTGATAATAGACTAGAGTCAATTAAGCCATATTCAAAAACAATTAGTAACTATTCAGATGACAAGATTACATTTTTTGGTGCTTATGGTCCTAGGTTTGTAGATCAGTCATCTTATGTTGTAGAAAAGTTAGTAGAGGATAAATATACAAGACAAGCTGTATGTAATATTTGGCGAGAACAACCACGTAGAACAAAAGACGTACCATGTACATTAAACTTACAGTGGACTATACGAGATAATACATTAGATTGTCACGCTAATATGAGGTCGTCTGACTTATGGTTAGGTTGGCCATATGACATATTTAACTTTAGTATGATGTCCAGGTATATTAAACATTGTTATGATCGTAGAATTGGATTTTGGGAAGGTGACCATGGTTTAGAAATGGGCCACTTATACTTACATTCAAGCTGTATGCACTTATACGAAACTGATATAGAACAAGCTAAAGAATGTATTAAAGACGATGTCAGACATATAGAACCAATAATAGATTCAGAAGATGTTAATAGCTTAAAAAGTATATTATTTAATTTAAGGGAGACTGGTTTTGAGTGGCCAAAGACTAAGTAAGTCTGAGTATTTCTTAGCACTAGCCGTACTTGCTGCACAACGTAGTACTTGCGTACGACGTAAAGTAGGTTGCTTATTAGTTGACAAAAGAGCTAGAGTATTAGCAACCGGGTACAACGGAGTAGCTTCCGGTGAGACACATTGTAGTGAGACACCGTGCTCGGGAGCTGATCATAGATCTGGAGAAGGTCTAGATGATTGTATTGCTATACACGCAGAACAAAATGCTATCTTACAATGTAAGAATGTAGATGAAATTAGGACAGCTTATGTTACAACAGCACCATGTGTTAGTTGTACTAAGTTATTATTAAACACGTCTTGTCAGACGATAGTTTTCTTACAAAGCTATCCTAATTCAGGACGAAAAATATGGAATAGGAGTTGGATTAAACATGGACCAATTGAACATGTTCTTGCCAAAGTCCTCTTGGAAGCCACCGAGAGAACTGCCTGAACTTAAAGATGCTAAGATAATATCTTTTGATGTTGAGACCCACGACCCTAACTTAATGACGTTAGGGCCAGGTGGCGTGCGCAATGATGGTAAGTTAATTGGTATATCTATATGTACAGATACAGGTTTTAAGGGTTATTTCCCAATAGGTCATCCTGAAGGGAATATGGATAAACAAAGAGTATTAAATTGGGCTAAGGATATCTTTAACAGGGATATAGAGTATGTTGGTGCAAACGTCTTATACGATCTTGAGTGGTTACGTGTTAATGGCGTAGAAGTTACAGGTACACTACGTGATATTCAGATTGCTGAACCTTTAATGAATGAAGAACTTGATGGTGGTTATAGTTTAGAAGCACTTGCTAAACGTTACTTAGATAAAGGTAAAGATGAAGAGATGCTTAAAAAAGTTGCTAGTATCTATAAAGTAGACCCTAAATCAGGTTTATGGGAATTACCTGCTAAATATGTAGGCCCATACGCAGAAGCTGATGCAGAACTACCACTACGCATTTGGGACTTACAAAAGATTAAATTAAAAGCACAAGATTTGTGGGATATATTTGAACTAGAATCAAAATTACTACACGTTGTCTTAGACATGAGGTTTAAAGGTGTAGCAATAGATATGTATGCTGCTGAAGAACTAAATGACAGAATGCTTAATGAGGAGGTACATAAGTTACGACAGATCAGAAAAGATTGTGGAATGATTATAGACTTATGGTCTAATGACTCAATGGCAAAAGCGTTTGATAAGATGGGTATATGGTACCCTAAGACAGCAATAGGAAACCCATCATTCGTATCATCTTGGTTACAAAACCATGAAGAAGAACTTCCACGTAAAATTGCTGAATGGCGAAAGGCTTGTAAAATGCGGAGAGATTTTATAGAAGGTATTTGTTTAAATCACTCACATAACGGGCGTATCTATACACAGTTCCACCAGTTAAGAAAAGATTCAGAAGGTACACGTACAGGTCGTTTTAGTTCTAGTAATCCTAATTTACAACAAATACCAGACGATGAATTAGTTAGAAGTTTATTTATACCTGATGAAGGTAAACACTGGGCTTGTCTAGATTATTCACAACAAGAACCCAGAGTGCTACTACATTATGCTTATTTGAGAAAATTACGAGGTGCTGAGGAAGCAGTTGAGAAATTTAGGAAAGACCCAAACGCAGATTTCCATCGAATTGTGTCCGAAATGGCAGGCATCCCCCGAAAGGAAGCGAAAACGATCAATTTAGGGATGTTTTACGGTATGGGAATTTTTAAACTTTCGCAACAACTTGACATGACTATGGATGAAGCTAAGCCGTTGTTTGAACAGTACCACCAGCAAGTACCATTTGTTAGGTCATTAGCACAAGAGTGTTCTATTGCAGCAAGTACACGCGGTCTTGTAAGAACATTACTTGGTAGACATAGACATTTCTCTTTATGGGAACCTGCAGACTTTAAAAATAAATGGCCGAACAAAGAGATACCATTGAATCATGAAGCTGCACAAAAAGTATGGAAAGGTAGACCATTACGTAGAGCTTACACGCACAAAGCATTGAATGCTTTAATCCAAGGTTCATCAGCAGATATGATGAAGCAAGCATTGATAGAATTACATGAGCATGGTATTACACCACAACTTACTGTGCATGACGAGATAGATTTTTCTTTTGATAACAATCAAGACCTGATATTAGCAAGAGAAATTATGGAAAATTGTGTTCAACTTGAATTACCTTTAAAGGTAGATGTAGAGATTGGACCTAACTGGGGGAATATAGAATGACTGAAGTAACTTTATGGGGACTCCTAAGAAAAAATTTAAAAGGACACTACCAACGTATAGAGAATGCAGTTGGTACTGGTACACCTGATGTGTGTGGCTGCTGGAGTAATACAGATATTTGGATTGAGTTGAAAACAGTTAAAGGTAATAACATGCTGTTTCAATGGTCTCAAATAGCCTGGTTTAAAAAGAGACACGAAGAACTGTCTACAAACATTTGGATTATTGCTAGAAAAGATACAACCCTCTATGCATTTAGAACGTATAGTTTATTTGAACCAGAAGATCGTATTAAACGTGCAGTAGAAAACGCGCGAGTAAGTCTTAAAGATATAGAAGACGCTGTACATGTGTGGGATAAACCATATGATTGGGAAGATATACAGCAGACTTTATACCAGGACCTACCAAGTTACAATGATTATTAAAAATGTTTAATTAGGTTAAAACGTATTATATAATAAAATATAATCATTAGAAATTAGAATGGAGAAAGTTTAATGAGTATAGTATATGTAGTTCAAGAAACAAAAGGTATTAACCTTTTACCAGCTGTTGAGTTTGGTGAAATAGATATCTTGTTACCTGAAGGACAAGTTGTTTTTTCTACTGAAAGAACAATTAAACGGTTACAAATTAACTTACGTAAGTATACGTTCGAAGACTATCTTTTAATGGTTGGTGATCCTGCTGCTATAGCTATGGCTGCTGCAGTTGCAAGTCAAATTACAACTGGTAAGTTTAAGTTATTAAAGTGGGATCGACAAGAAAAGAAATATTATCCTTTAATAGTTAATATAGGAGGTTAAATGGATATCACAGATAAACAGTTAAAAGTTGTAAGTGATTTAGCTAAAATGCAAACTATCCTTGAAAATAAAATTAAGGAAAAAGAAGAAGATCTTGCAACTTTAAAAGAAGAGTTGAAGCAATGCTCTCAAGTAGATTTACCTGAAGCACTTGCTGAAACCGGTTTGTCAGAAATAAAACTTGTAGATGGTACTAAAATTACTGTCCAACAGTTTTATAATGCAAGCATACCAAAAGATAGAGCTGAAGAGGCTTTCAAATGGCTCAGAGATAACGAGCACGGCGACCTTATTAAGAATACTATCTCTTGTGATTTTGGACGTGGTGAAGATGGAAACGCTAAAGTACTGAAAGAATCTTTAGATGGATCCGGTATATCTTACACGGACAAAGTGGGAGTTCACCCACAGACACTCAAAGCGTTTGTGCGTGAGCAAGTAGAGTCAGGCCAGAAACTGCCCCTGGACTTACTCGGTGTATATATAGGGCAGAAAACTAAAATAATCAAAGGAGGTTAACATCATGGCTCGTGATGTAGCTAATAAAAAGAGTAACTTACCTGCAGAGATTAACTTTGCTGAAGATGCGAATGCTGGTCTAACCGATCTAACTTCGCAGGACATGGCTATCCCATTTTTTGTTTTATTACAGAAAATGAGTCCTCAATTAGATACTGTTGAGGGTGCTAAGGCTGGTCAAATATTTAATACTGTGACAGAAGAGGTTTGTGACGAACTTCTAGTGCTACCGTGTGCTTATAAACGTGAGTTCGTGGAATGGACACCACGTGAGCAAGGCGGTGGTTTGGTCGCACAACACAGTATTGATAGTGACGTAGTTACTAAAGCCAAACGTTCAGAAGATGGAAGACTTATATCTGAAGCGGGTAATTGGTTAGTCGAGACAGCTTATCATTTTGTCTTGGCAATGACCAAAAATGGTTGTGAACGTGGTCTTATCACCATGACATCTACGCAACTTAAAAAGAACAGACGTTGGAATTCTCTAATGTCTGGTATTAAGATGCAGGATGGTTCTGGTAAGAGTTTCACACCAGCGAGGTATAGTCACTTCTATAAATTAACTGCAGTTCAAGAATCTAATGATAAAGGTTCTTGGTATGGCTGGGTTATTGAGTTAGAAGGAAAAGTATCTGATGCACAAATGTATGCAGCAGGTAAAGACTTTGCCACTTCTATAAGTGCAGGTGATGTAAAAGTATCAGCACCGGTACAAGAAGAAGAAACAAAATCTCACTTTTAGTAGATTTCAGTGAGATGAGGTGCTAGGCATAGCGGAAAGCTAAAGCGCTTAAAGCCGCCGGACCTAGCACCTTTTTAAGGATTATTATGGAAAAAGAATTTAATGAATTATTTTTAGGTTTAACCAGAGCTCACGGCGAATATACTTTGTCAGGTAAAAACAGAGCTGATGGTAAAAAAGAGGGACGTGCTACAACAGTACGTCAAGATGTAACTTTAGAAAAATGGAAGGAGCATTTAAATGGAAATAAAGGACTTGGAATTATTCCTATTAATGATGATTCTCGGTGCCGTTTTGGCGCAATCGATGTAGATAATTATAAGGACTTAGACTACAACCAAACATTGGAGCGAGTTCGCGCACTCGACTTACCATTGTACGCCTGTAGATCTAAGTCTGGCGGCGTCCACTTGTATTTATTCATGGGAGAGTGGACACCCGCTAAATTAGTACAAGATAAATTAAAGGAGTTTGCTGCAGCTTTAGGTTTTGGTGGCTCTGAAATATTCCCTAAACAAACTGAAATACTAGCAGACCGTGGTGATATAGGTCAATGGATTAATATGCCTTACTTCGGTACAGAACGATGGTGTGGTGAAATACCACCTCAAGAATTTTTAAGAACAGTTAAACCTATAACTATTAAACAACTAGAAGAATTAAGTATAGCAGTGAGCACAGAATTTGAAGAAGGCCCACCATGTTTACAACACTTAGCACAACAAGGATTTCCAGAAGGTACACGAAACAATGGTTTATTTAATGTAGCTGTATACTGTCGTAAGAGTAATCCTGATGGTTGGAGGACAGACGTAGATAAATATAATGTAGAGTGTATGGATCCACCATTACCTTCATCAGAAGTACAAGCAGTTATTAAATCAGCTAGTCGTAAAGACTATCATTATACATGCAGTCGTGCACCAATAGCACCACACTGTAATTCACCTGTATGTAGACTACGTAAGTATGGTATTGATGATAACTCAGATATGCCTACTGTACATAGCTTAACGAAGTTTGATAGCTCACCACCGATCTGGTTTTTAGATATAGAGGGTGGTGGTAGATTAGAACTAGAGACAGATGACTTACAAAACCAAAGAAGATTTCAACGTAAGTGTATGGAAAAGTTAAACACTATGCCTACTAAGATGAATGAACAAGCATGGACTAAGTTAGTAAACCACTTAATGGAAAACTTAACCGTGATTCCTGCGCCTGTAGACGCTAGTCCTGTTGGACAGTTATTTGAACACTTAGAACGATTCTGTACTGGTCGTGTACAAGCAAGAAACAAAGATGAATTATTATTAGGTAAACCTTGGAAGGATAATGGGAGAAGTTATTTTAGGATGTCAGACTTTATGGCATACCTTGATCGTATGCATTTTAGAGAGTATAAAATTAACCAAGTTACTGCTATATTTAAGAACAATAAAGCAGAGCACCACTTCTTTAATTGTAAAGGTAAGGGCGTTAACTGCTGGTCAGTGCCTGAGTTTGAACAACACACCGGAGATTTTGAAGTACCTATGGAGTTAGATGATGATGGAACACCGTTCTGATTGGAATGTTATATTTGGCCCACCTGGTACAGGTAAGACTACTGCTTGTATGAGTCAGATTAATAACCTAATACAAGATGGCGTTAATCCTCAAGACATAGGCTACATAGCCTTTACTAAGAAGGCAGCAACTGAAGCAAGAGTTAGAGCTGCTAATAAGTTTGGTTTTAAGAAGGATGATATGCCTTACTTTAGAACGATACATAGCTTATGCTTTATGCAGCTAGGTATACTTCCACAACAAATGATGCAACGTTCTCATTATAGAGATTTAGGTGATATCTTAGGTATTGATATAGCTGGAAATAAATTAAATGAGGATGTATATAATATGTCAGCACCCGTAGGTGACAGACTACTATTCTTAGATAACTTAGCTAGGATTAGTAACACTAGTTTAAAAGATATCTATGACTCAACTGTAGATGATGATATATCACTAGATGAATTAATACTAATGTCGGAGGCTTTATATAAATATAAAAATAAATTTAAACTCTATGATTTTACTGATCTTTTAGAAATGTTTGTAGAGAACGGCACTATACCTAAGTTACATACTTTAATTGTTGATGAAGCACAAGACCTATCTAACTTACAATGGCAAGTAGTCCATCGTATAGCTAGTAACGCAGAACATGTATACGCAGCAGGTGATGATGACCAAGCTATATACCGTTGGGCTGGAGCTTCTGTAGAAGATTTTATAAAGTTAAAAGGTAATAAGACTATCCTTGACCAATCATATCGTGTACCTGAAGAAGCGCATAAGCTTGCCACTGGTATATTAAAGAATATTAAGAACAGAGTAGTAAAGATGTTTAAGCCTGCAAGCTTAAGAGGTGAGGTTCACTACCACTTTTCAGTTGATGATATAGATATGAGCAAAGGTTCATGGTTATGTTTAGCGCGTAATGCTTACTTGCTTAAAGAATATGAGAGAGTTTGTGAAGTTAATGGTTGGGAGTACGAAAGAATTAGTAAAGAGTTAGATCGTATTCCTAGGATATTGATTAGTACGATACACGGAGTTAAGGGAGGTGAGGCAGACCATGTAGCAATCATGACTGATATGGCGTCTCGCTCGTATAAGTATATGGAAAGATGTCCAGACGATGAGCACCGGGTGTTCTATGTGGCTCTAACGCGCGCAAAGGAGTCAATTCATATCATTCAACCTAAGGGGCGGATTTATTATGAAATTTGAGCTCCATATATATGCCAAAATGAGTCCTTTTAAGTATGTCACATAGTAATATATATAGATATAAAACTAAGCCTTATGGACATCAAGAGGAAGCGTGGGAGATATCTAAAGATTTATCTGAGTATGCTCTCTTTATGGAAATGGGCACAGGCAAATCTAAGGTTATAATTGATACATTTTCATGGCTTTATGACCACAATAAGATCGACTGCGTACTTATCGTAGCGCCTAAAGGTAATTATATGAACTGGTTTAATAACGAGATACCTACCCATATGCCAGATCGTATTAAATTTATTATGGCTAACTGGAATGCAGCTGCTAAGAAAAAAGAAAGGCTAGCTTTAGAAAAGGTTTCACTTCCGTCTGATGATTTACGTATATTAGTTATGAACGTTGAGGCTTTTAGTACATCTAAAGGTTTTAAATTTGCTAAGCGCTTTGTTGACTATAGTAGGTGTATGATAATCATAGATGAATCAACCACTATTAAGAACCCAGGAGCTATACGTACTAAGAACATTTTAAAGACTGCAATCAATGCTAAGTATAAACGTATCTTAACAGGTGAACCTGTAACACGTTCTCCATTAGACCTATATACTCAATGTCAGTTTCTTAATCCTCATCTATTAGGCTTTAGTAGTTATTATAGTTTTAGGAATCGTTATGCTATTATGATTAATATGTCTAAAGGTAATCGTTCATTTAAACATATAGTAGGTTTTCAACGTCTTGATGAACTATCAGAAAGTGTTAAGCATTTTAGTTATCGTTGTAAGAAGCAAGACTGCTTAGATCTTCCAGAAAAAATATATCAATACAGGTTTATAGATATTACGCCAGAGCAAAAAAGATTATATAAAGAAATATCTGAGCAAGCTATGACAGAGCTTGAAGGTAAAGATATGACTGTGCAAAATGTACTTACTGAAATGATGAGACTACATCAAATTACCTGTGGTCATTTTAAGTCAGATACAGGAGACATTATTAATGTAGAGAATAACAGAGTCAAAGAACTTATGTCAGTACTTAACGAATCACCTGATAAGGTTATTATATGGGCTACATATGTACAAGATATACACACTATCTCTGATGAAATACGACATAAGTATGGGTCAAAAGCTGTTGTACAATACTATGGTGCAGTGAACCAAGATGCTAGGTTAGAGGCTGTTGATAGATTTCAAAACGATCCTGAATGTAAATTCTTTATTGGTAATCCTCAGACTGGTGGTTTTGGCCTAACATTAACTGCTGCTAACACTGTTATATATTACTCTAACAGTTATAACCTAGAGCATAGAATACAATCAGAAGATCGAGCACACCGTATTGGTCAAAAGAATAAGGTAACTTACGTAGATATTATATGTCCTGGTACTGTTGATGAACGTATTGTTAAGTCACTCCGCGACAAGAAACAAATAGCTACACAAGTAATGGCAGAAAAAT